AGCCTTGTCGGTAGTGCCTTTGGGCAACAAGTTAGATACGTATACAGTGAAACGATCCAACATGCCGATCTTGCCAGTGCGGATAACACTAGACTGATCGCCAGTGAAGTACGCCTGCGCAAGATTAGATTGCATCAACAGGTTACGCTCACGGGGGCTGATAATCAGCCAACGACCGTCTTCGGGTACGTTCTGCTCGTCAAGAACAGAAGACATACGCAAAATGCAGTCGAGGACGTTAGAAGCAGTGCCTTCGTCGATAGGCGCAGTCTTAGAACCAAGGTTGTACGCGGCTGAGATTTCACCAGCGGTAGTTCCTTCGTTGTCTGCATCTGGGCCTTCGGTAACGAAAGCGTTAAAGAATACTTCGTCTTCGATAGCAATCTTCAACTGCTTAGCGGCGTCTTCCGTAAACATGTTCATCAAGTCCATATCGGCTTGCTGAGCAAGTACGTCGTTGGTTTGTACGCTGAAGTACTTAGCCTTATCAATCTGCATATCTTGGAAGATAGGCGTGGGGGTTTCAGTCGTCAGCGTAGAGCCAGCACCAGAATAGTCGTTGATGGTGATGGACGGAGCGGTACGGATACGAATGGTATCGCCCTTGTTCTTCAACTCACCCTCGTAGTCCGTATTCATAATCTCGGACAACATGGTGTTTTGGTAGAACTTAGCCAAAAGTTTCCCAGACCAAAGTGTGGGGATGAACGACCCTGAGTAATCAGGAGTCGTATTAAACGGTGAATTCACCGGAAATACAGCGGCCATTGTCGGTCTCCTAGAACAAAGTTGTTACCCAGCTACACGCCCTTGGGTGTAAGCTAGGTCGATTTCAGCTTCAAGTTTACGTGCCTCTTCTAGCTTGCCCGCCTGATTCAACTTAGTAATCTTAATGAACATGTTACGAACTTGATCGTTCGTATACACGGCTCCATTAGACGACTTCGCTGAAGAAGACGAAGCACTCTTAGAGGGCTGGATTTGGGTAGCAATTTCTTCGGCTACAGCTTGCTCGGCTGGTTCAGCACCTTGTTGCGATTCTTTAAACAAGGTAACAAAGTGGGCAACAGCATCCGCATCGCCTTCTGCATAAGCCTTTTCAGCTACAACCCGTCTGGGAGTTCGTAGAAACTGGTCTTGCTCGTCCAACCACTTGATCCAACTAGGATCAGTATTTACTTGAGCAAAATCAGGTACTAAGGTGTTGAGCTTCTGCTCAAACGAAGTCTGGGAAACCCTATGACCCGTTTGCTCCATTGAGGCACGCAGTTGCTCGTTTTCTTCCCTAACGGCTTCTAGTTGCTTATACAGTTCGGCGGTTTCTTCTCTCGCCACTTTGCGCTGAACTTCGATCAAGTCGTCACCAAATTCCTCGCGATCCTTATCCGTCACCAGATTTCTGAGGCGTTCGTACTCGGCTTCTTCTTTAGCCTGCTCCACCTGTTTGTTAGCAGTTTCTACAGTTTCCTTGAGCGATTCTAGCTCTCCGGTAAGAGTTTTCACCTGCTGGTGGAGGCGCGGCACTTCCGCATCGTACATACCCTGAAGGGTCTTGTACTTCTGCTTCCAAACCTTTCCATCCTCATCTGATGTATCTGCTACCTTTCCCGTGTCCTCTACAACTTCTTCCTCCTGTGAGGATTCAGACGCTTCTAAAGACGTATCAGTAAGTTCTTCAGTAGCTACAGTAGAATCCGCCGATTGCTCTGCTTCTGGTGAAACTACTTCCGCTGTTGGTTTATCAGACGAAGAAGTTTCAGCGTAAAGCTGCTGTTCCAGTTGTTCTATTTCTGCCGCTTGCTTCTGTACTTGCTTGGGTAAAGGCATCACTTTTCTCCTAAAGCTCCAACTCTGCTACATGCTCCAACACGGTCTGCACTTCGCATAATGGTTTGCCGGACAATTTACGGCTTTCGCCGCTCTAAAACCTCTTGCGATTTTTCAACCGCGTCGAGGAAATCTTTAAGGACACTGGCCTGACCCTGCAATCTAAAGATGCGGTCTGAGTCATTAGCGGCGATAAGTTGGTTTTTTACTTCGTCTAGTTGCTTAGCGAATAAATCCAACAACTTATCGTCCCGCTGTTTACAGTCCCACAGAGCCTGTACATGCTGTCGGTCAGTATTGTGCCCTAAAAACATACGCTCACCTTATATCACATTCAGCGCCATAACAACAAGTTCTTCATCAGTAGGATTACGTACTGTTGTAGGTAATAACACTGTACGTAAAAAGACCCCTGACCCAATCCTGTTATTTGTATGACTAGCGCTTTCGGGTGACTCTAGTTTGTAGCTAATCGTAACGTTACACGACCCAGTGTTACTTTCACACCCAGTAGTGGGTAAAAGCATCTCGTTTTTTACACTAATAGTTACGCCAGTAGTCGCAACCTTAGCGCGTTTTACGTCTGGTAACGGATCTGGATATTTAACTTTAACCTTTGTTTTTAAAGGTTTAGATACTAAATTTACTGTGTTTTCGTAAGTAAGTGCAGGGGCGCTACGCACTTCAGGTAGCTGTATAGCCCAGTGCGCTTCGATTTCTGCTGACACGGTGTGCGTATCGGCGTACCTACGTACTCTAAACCTGCCGCCGTCGACACTAGCGCGAGGATCGCCAGTAACATCGACAAGTTCAAGTTGAAGCGAACAACTGCCCGATATGTTACAAGCGCCAGTAGTAGCTACATTGGCACCTGCTGATACGTAAGACGAGGCGCTTACAGAAGTTGAAGCATTAACTAGCGCCCCAGCTAGCGCGATTACCTGTACCGCGCCAGTAGTGTCAATAGCTACTTCTGCGTTAGTAAGCGAAGTGGGGCTTGCGCCGTTTACAATGGCGCTGTTGGGCGTAAAGGTATTCACGCCTTAGCCTTTTAAACTAGTAAAATCTGTTTGTCGGGTATGTTTACTTTAAACGGCCCGTTGGTGCTGGTGTAGTTACTGCCCCAACTGCCGACAAACAACGCCGCGTTGTCTTTGGAAACGTCGTAAATCATATACCCTGCCGCAGTAATTGTAGACCTAGGCCACTCAGTGCTATCCCAAGTCAGAAACGCGGCTCCGTTATCATCAACACCAACCGAAGCGTTAGCTAGTTGTACGCCGCCAGCCGTGTAGCCTTCGCCTACCACTTCATGCTCAGTTGTATATACAGGTGTATCTACACCTAAAGCCGCGTTGCCATCGTACAAAGCCAGCTTGCAAGTATCGTTAACTACCGATTCAAGAAACAGTACTTTCGCGGCGGCTGTTATGCCGGTTTCGATCATCCGTTTCTTCCTGTGACGACGTTACGCATCGTGTTACCGTCGCTTCCACCGGCGGGAGAGCCGTCGGGCAAGAGAACCGGCGTCTTTCTTCGTGTTGCTCCGGTGACGTTACCTTGAGCATCACGGGTGAACTCGACGTTATCTGGTGCCGCATTTACAGACTCCTGCATCATCTGGAGTTGTTGTTGCAACTGAGCGATAAGCTGTTGCTGTTCATCAATCATAGAAACTTGTGACGTATCCGGTACGACCTTATCCACATTGATGTTAAGGTTTTTAGCGGCGTCACGTAGTAACTCTGCTGTGCCTCGGTTGCCAACAATCTGATTGGCAACGGGGCTATTGAGTACAAGTTGTAGGAACTCATTACGGCGGATAGCTTCAGCTTCTTTAACTACCAAGCTGTTCGCACCACGCGCCACAATATGCACATCTCCAACAATGTCAGGATCTTGGTTGTACCTAAGATTATCCTGATACAACCTTTCGATTGCTGGGACGATGACGTTCTTATCAATATTATTGATAACCTGCTCGATACCTTTACCGGCGTTGCTAATCATCATAGACAAGCCTGACGATGTGCGCCCTGCCCCCGGCTGATGCCCACCCGTCATGTACTTGGGTATCATCGTATCTTCGTCAGCGCGTTCTGAAAACTTCTCAAAAACGGCCATTAGCTCTGCCGCGTTACTAGGCGGCTGAAAGAACGTCAACGGTGGTGATCCGTCGTTGTACTCCCCCGACTCAAACTGCCATATTTTCCACGGATGCAAATCCGTGATGTCTTCCCCCGGTGGTAATCTGCTTACGTTGACACCAACTTGCGGCCCCGACGAAATACCCATGTTGTTAGCCATAGCCCGCGCAGTTGCGTTGAACATGAGTTGCGAATCTCGGCAAAGATCCGCTACGCCCTTGCCGTCTACTGATCCCGGCTTGGCTTCGTATGATGTTAGGTAGTAAGGCTTTCTGCCTATGGGGTCGTAGTTCAGTACCGCACGTATAACTGTGTTGCCGACAAGCCACACTTCACATGGGTAACTTAACGCGGGGTCGGGAATCTCCTCCTCACTTAAACCCCACTCAAGAAGAATTGTTCCTTCTACTGAATCCCACAACTGAAGTGCGTCGATTAAATCTTCGTTTACGTTACTATGTAAGGTGTCTTTGCCTTGCGCGTCGGTTAGCGCACTATCGACCCATAGCCAATCCGAGGAATAGCCAGCGCCGTTAAAATCATAGAGTACTGATCTAATAGCGTCTTCGTTATACCCCGGTACGCCAATCAAGGCTTGTAACGAGTCTCGCGTCATACGATGTCGTTCGATAACGTAGCCGTCGTTAATATCCCAAGCCCAAGGTGCCCAATACAGCATGAACGGGTCAACCCGCTCCCACTCGTTGCGCACTATATCGACGGGCTGAAGTGTACCGTCTACAAATTTCATCACCTTACGCCGACGCTTAATCGGCCCTTTGATGCAGGCAAACGGGAACGTCACAACATCATCAATAAACTCGTTGAACGCTTTGTGCCAGTTCCCTTCGATCAACTGATCTTCCATGCGCTGTTCCATGCGGGCAACGCGCTTTTCAGACTCATCGCGATACTCGCGGAACGTAACGTCCCGCATCTCCATCGCCTTGCGACGTAGCGTTTCTTCATCAGGTGTCTGGCCGGTCTGCATCATGTGCTGTTGCACTTGCATCGCCAACTCACCCTGAAGCTCGTCGAGAATAAACTGCGGTAGCTCGGGTTCCGGCGTAGGCTCAATCGACCAAGCCTTATCGTTGCCGCTTCCCAACAATGTATCACGAAGCCAACTTGTTGCCGCTCTACACTTGACCGAAGTAAGCTGAACAAAAATGTCGGACCCGCCTTGGGCGTTGATCTGCGCTTCTATGTCGGGGTCGTAGTCCCCGTTGCGCTGAC